CCGTCATATGTCTTCTCTACGCCCATCTCTTCTTCTAGTTCTACATCAATACCCATCTCGTTGTCAACAACTTCCATGACATACGTATGAACAAGATTACGAATAGTCTCATCCTGTTCCATGATAGGCACTGTGGCACACATCATCTTACAGAAGTGCATTAGCTGTGTATAGCTTTCATCATCCATAGGATTGTCTGGTCCAGAGATAATAGAGATATCAATCTCACCTGTCCAGTCTTCGCCTGATACCGTGGGTCTTACACGAATTACAAAGTCCTCTTCTTCAAATGTCATATAATCTGTCATGCTCATCTCCTCTTCACTTTTGTTCCACTGAACTTGATAAACTTAGGGTGATTGTTTTTACCCTTCTCCTTTAGCCAATCTTCGGGAATGATGCGGTCATAATATCTGAACCCGTATTTAATACACCACTCTGCGTATGTAGACTTAGCACCTTTACGTAGCTTACGTCTACTGTTTTCAAACACAAAACGAAGGTCTAACTTGGGATGCTGCTTCTTGATTGCAAGATGCTTGCGTCTGTCTGCTGCTGTAAACATGCCCTTCGTCTCAATGATGATACCGTTGTCCAGTATGAAGTCAGGAGTATAGGTGCGGTAGGCCAAGTCTTCCCATTCAATTTTCATGTTCTCGTAGTCATACTTGACTTTGAGTTCATCTAAATAAAGGGACAGCTTATGCTCTAAGCCACTCCTATACCCATACTTTCTCGCTGCACGAAACTGCTTTGCGTTGGGCATTACATTGCCCTTCCCTTGAAGAAGTCTTTGTTTTTGTATTCATCTGCAAGTGTCACGTACGATACAGTCTTAGGCTGCTTGGCCTGTGACATAACAGCGGGTAGTTCTTGTATCTCTGGCCAACACGAGAAACGATAGCGGCAGAAACCACACTCTGTGCCAAGCATTGTGTTACCAGTAGGCTTACCACGGAATGTCTCAGGCACTGCATCAAAGCAGCGTTCAAACTTATTAACCTCAACAGCGTCTGCTGTCTCTTTGATCTTACCAACTTCTTGCTCTACGTCAATACCTGTAGCCGGTACGTACTTGAACTGGCCGTTAGCCTTGTTCACTACCCACCATCCACCAGCCTGTTTGCCTGATGCCTTTGCATAGCCAGCAAGCTGTGAGACGTAACCGAAAGCATCACCCTTCTTCAGTGTGTCGAAAGACTCAAACTTGTTAGTATACGACCAATTAGATGCTGACTTAATATCATCAACAGCACCATCAATAACAATATCGTAGGTGCCAGTGATGGATGTATCGTCGTCAAGATCAAGCGTAACCTTCTCATCATCTTCATACTTCACTCCTGCTTCCTTGAGAAGACCTTTGAAGACAGCTTCAACAATATCCCCAAGCATCATGTTCATTACGAATGTGGTAGGCAGGGGCAGTGCTTTCTCTGGCTCATTCTTCTCAAACCAAAGCTGGCAAGTTGGTCTACCTACGTTTGACATACGCAGACCAAACTTGTCACGCTTGTTGCCCCCACCAAACTGGCGTTGAATTGCATTCATTACATCTTGACCTACCTGCTTAACGGTATCCTCAGACATTGTGGACTTACCGTTAGCAGCATTCTCCATGTATTGGTGCAACGCCAGTTCAGCAGGATGCTTCATTATGCTACCTCGTCTTCTACTTCAATGTCAACAAGATCATCCAACACAGCAACATCATCCTCTTCCATCTTGGAGTTTGCTTTCTCTGCCCAAGCGTTGACGATGTAGTTATTGTAGTTGTCGATCCACGACATGAAATCACCAAACAGAACTTGATCTTCTTGGGTCAATTCAATCGTGTTTGACACATCCAATGAGGCTATTGGCACATAGAACGAAGCACCCGTAGGAATCTTACGTTCTTCTGTGTTAGCAGTAATGATGTGCTGGACAGGCAACCGCTGCATCTTGGCCAGCTTCTCAAAGCTACCACCAATTTCTTTGAATGCATCACGGTTGTCAATCTCCCAGATGAAAGGCGTAACTTCTACCTCAACAGGATTACCCTTGTCGTCTGTCGGATTGAGCATCTCGACTGTACCAAGCACCACACGAACACGCTTGATCTGCTTAATCAGGTCTTGCAGGTTCTGCGGCAGTGCCTTGAAGTCTTTGATGTAGCCAGCAGGTTTACCACAGTTGAACCCACCATCATTGTCCTTCAGGTCAATGTTAAGCGTGTCAGCCATGATACTCTTGATGAAGCGGTTAGGCGTATTGCCGCCGCCTTGCATGTAACGCTTGTACATGAAGCGTTGCATAAATGGGCGAAACTTAACGCTTGAGGCGTAGTGGGTTGGACCGTCTGGTATTTCCAGCTTGTAGGTTCCACCCTCAACGACTTCCACGTTTACGTTCTTACCCTTCACTTCTGCCGTACCCATGATTGGGCTGTGGTGTATACGCATACGAGCAAGAGAACTGGACTTAGCAGATGTCTTACCTTCGTTTGCAATACCCATAGCCTTGGCCATAGCGGCATAGTTGTTAGTGTCAATGGTTGTAAGTTGTGTCATACATTTTGCTCCTTTTGTTTAGCGAATAGTGCATAGTTATATCACGCTACATCTTTAGTGTCAAGCCAATTAGGACCGATTTTTGATTCTAAAAGCAGCGGCACATTGAACTTGATACCCCACCGTAGCGTGATGAGTTCACTGAGAACTTCATTTGTCTGGTTTATGATACTGATTACTTTCTCCTCTTCGTCTGGGTGTATGTCTATGATGATGCTGTCATGTACGCTATTCACTATACACGACTGCATACCCGATAGCAAGTCATCAACATGAATTAATGCAATCGGAACTATATCCGCAGTAGCGAATGACTGCACCGGATAATTTTTGATTTGCGTAAAGTGTGACACTCTGCCGCTTGCCTTTCGTACAACGTCAGGGAATGAGAACTCACGGCCAGAAGGTGTGGTTATCTTTCCTGTAGTCAACGCTTCCTTCGCCAAGGTAGAATGCCAATCGGCCACTCCCTGATACTTGTTGTTAAAGTGTTCGTAGTACGCTGCTTCCGCTTTTGTTCTGCCAAAGCCCGTTGCTCCATATAGCGGCGCGAATGTATGCGCCTTCGCATCCTGTCGGCTCGTAGGCTGACCAGCATTGGTAATAACTTCAGCGGTGTATGCGTGTACATCAAACCCAGTAGATACTTCTTCAATTGCAACTCCATCCTGTGATAAATATGCGGCAGCACGAAACTCAAGCTGTGCAAAGTCAGCTTCCATAATCTTACCGCCGTTAAACCGTGACACAAATACCTTCTTCACGGGGAAGGTGCCACCACGTGGCATGTTCTGCATGTTGGGGTCTGCTCCTGAGAGACGACCCGTAGAAGTGCGATGCTGTAGCAGACGCACATGCAGCTTTCCGTCTGTCTTAACGTGGGTGCGAATGCCATCAACGAATGATGACAGATACGTATCCACAGCAGACAGTCGTCGTACTTTTGACAGGAAGTCAGCAGCCTCTGTCATTTCTTTGACACGTGCTGCTTTTTCCAAAGTCTCAAGGTTTAGCTTGCTGGTGCTAAAGCCATTGGCACTAGCCCACTTTGGTGATGGTGGCTTGAACTTGAAGCCAGCAGCTGTGTCTGTTGGTATAAACAGAAAGCCTTCACCATTGCACGTGCCACATTTATTTGGCTTGGCAAAAGGCTCACCATTCTTCTTGACCTTGCGTATGTAGCCCGTGCCACCGCAGTCCTTACACTGTGATGCTTTCGTGCGATACAGCTTCTCTGTGCGTGAATTGATAGCATAGCGGAAGTCTGTATCTGACATATAAGGGTCAACAACGCTGGCCCATTCCTGTTTGTCCATGACCTTTCGGCCATAGATGACCCACGATAGCTGCTCTGGGCTATTGAGATTGATAGGAGTGTCACCCATAACTTTACGGACGTGGCTCTCCAAAGCAACGATCAAGTCTTTCTTCTCCTGCTCAAACTCTGCTTGCACCTCATCCAGCTTGGTAATGTCAACTGCAAAGCCCCGCTGGTATATACGGGCAAGGCGTACTGCTACCTGATTACTCAGGTCAACTGTGCTGCGCAGCCCTGCGTCTTCCTCTGTATTCAGTCTATACATCAGCTTATCAGAAAGCTGCTGAGTGGCGTGTAGGTCAGCAGACAGATATGACGTAAGCAGGTCATATGGTATGTCACGTGTGCTGTAGCCTTTGGCAAAGTATTCCTTGAGTGTGTCTTGCTTACGTGTGTCAAGCAAATATCTGTTGGCACATGCCTCAAGTGATAGCGGTTCTTTCTGGCCACGCTGCAAGACATACTCTGCCAGCATCGTGTCGAAGACAGGACCGTCATACTTGAAGCCTGACTCCCAAAGCCACAGCAAGTCGTATGCTGCGTTGTGTGCGATCAGGATAGTAGTCTGATCCAGATAGCCTTGCACCAAGTCAAAGGACTCCTGATCGGGAGACGAACACTCTGCATGATCGAAAGATACAATTGTTTCGTCACCTTGATCGGTGAGCATACCCACCATGACCAGTGAGTTCTCTGGCTCAAATGGGTCAAGGTGCATCTTGCCGTCACGCTTGGTGACTGTGTTCTCTACGTCAAGTGTTAGTTTCATTTTTTTCATCCTTCAGTACATAGTTGTTTACAAAATGGGACAAATCATTTTTATGCTTGTACCATTTATTTTTACCGCGAACACGCCAGTTATTATTAGATAAACTGACGACATATTTTTTGTTCAGCAACACGCAGCCATTACTATACGGCTCGACAGTAACTGGTTGCTGTATTAATCCTATCAGCTTGTCCAGCCTTTCTACCTCCCTCTGATGCCTATTACTATACCTGTCCTTGTGATAATTATCTCTGGCGGTCTGTGCTGCACGTTCTTTTGCCAGTTCCATTTCCTCTGTCAAAAACGGCAAGTCAGTTAGTATATATGTCATACCGTATACCTCGCTGTTTGATATTCTAGTTCGCAGTGTACCACACCGTGCCAGCCTGACAACTTGTTTTTTACAACATTCAGGTGACGCTGCGTATCTTCTTCTTCTTGCCCATCCACAACAGGGTTCTTGGCAATCAGCACCATGAGGTCAGCTTCCGCTGCCTTGCCGGTACGACTACCCTCCATCATGCTTTGGTTCAGCAAGACCTTGCCCTCTGCATCAGCGGAAAGCTGGGACATGTAGAACACGGCACATTCATGCTGTTTGGCAATCATACGTGCATGAACTGCGTTGGCCTTCAATGCCTCGTCGGTACGAGCAAAGCCGCCGGTCTTGGCAAACTTATCACCCATGTCGAGCAGGACTATATCTGGCTTGTATGATTTGCAGATGCTCTCTACCCACGACATGTCACGGCCTGTGGCATCCTTGATCTTGATGCGTTCCTTTACTGGTGCGTACAAGTCCC